GTTGGATCCTGCATACGTTCTCTATCGTAGTCTAACGCACTGACATACACAGCGATAGCCGGAACCGAGTTCATCATGTTCTCGCTGTTTTGCTTTAGTATGACCGAGGCTTGACGGCTTGGATCACCGTAGATGACCGGAACTTGCTGTAGGGTGCGTTGTCCGTTGGCACCTTGACCAAATTCAACTTGGAACCCAGATACAATTCTCATAAACTGTGTTATGAAACGCCTTACTTGATTGTCGTAAAAAAATTGTTGAGCCATTAATTATCTGCCTGTATCTTTAACGCCTTGCTTAGACTCTGACGTTCGGGTTGTGTGTTACCTTCGATATCTGTAAAGGTGTTTGCATTATTAACAAATGTACTACGTAGAGTCTTGTTGTTGGAGCCAAGTGTAAGATTGGCTCGGATTTTCTCTTCAACAGCGGCCCAGCGTTTGCCGTTGTATCTAAACAAACGATTTGGCAAGTAGTCGGTGCGTAAGAAATATTCGCCATTGGCAACATTGCTTGGAAACTCAATTCCAACACCACAGTCCAGTCCGTTAGGAGCGACGCCGTCACCAACCAAGTAGCCGGCGGGCTTGACTGAAGGGCTCAGGGTGGAGTCATCTGCAGAGTGGGTGACATCATCTGCGGTGTCCTTGACATCGTCGGTTGTAATGCCCGAATAGTCGGGTTGCAAATAGATATGACTGGTATCATATCCGCTAAGTGGAACATCTTTTTCGGCTTGTGCCACAACAGCATTGTTGATGTTCATGTAAACACCGTAACTGCTCATGATATCAGCAGTCTTGGTATCGGCCGTGCCGTCCACAATGGTTTTAAGAATGTCTTTGTATTCTTGACTATCCACTAGCGGATTGATTTTGACACGCCACAAGTGCGGCCACCAAGTTGGGCTAAAACCTTCGCTGGCAAAGCTGGCATCACCAATCACATAAAAACGCTTCAGTGCCGCTGGTACATCTTGATTTAGCGCATGATAGTCTTTTAGATGTTCTAATTCCAGTACATCGCCAGCCATCAGTTTACGACCAATGGTGTCCATCATGTCATTGATATGGAATGTCATGAATATGGTACCGGTCTGCAAAAACAATCCAAATTGACTCAAGTCAAAGTCGGTGTCTTGTCGCTGGTAAATTCCACGCATCTTGTAAATATCTGGATCATACTTGCGATCGCGGTTTTCTACAAACAGCAAGTCCTGTATGTTTAGTTCACTTTGGTTTGTGTAGGCGGGTTTGGTGGGATCTGTGCTGTCTGACTGCTCATGAGTGCCCAGGTACTTGTGTATCAAAATACCAGTTCCGCCCATGGTAAACATTTCACTGATTCTACGATCAATGAACTTGTAATCATTTGAGTGTCGTCCGTCTTTCCAAAGCGAAATGCGAGCCATCTTTTGTCCTATATTGTTGTATTTATGGGTTTGACAGCTAATGATTTTGGTTGTACAATAGCCGTATGCTTGAACGTCATGCCGCAAACAGTGAAAAACTAGAAAACTGTCTGACCCAGCTCAAATCCATGCCCATGGCGCCCAAAAGCAAAATGTGGAAATTCTACAACACCACACGGGCGGCCTTTACTGAATTAGACCGCGAATTTGTGGAATGTAGACGCTTGAAAAAAGTAACACTAAAGTATACAGAACTAGAAAAGACATTTGAGGACTGTGTTACAGTATTTGAGCAGTGGGCCATAATGGCCGCACTGACCTATTGATTTGACTCAAAATGGATATATTGTTATAATACACTTATGCAACTAAAAATCACATGCCGCAATGCGGGAAAACGAGCATTGATTGAGGCGGCCACCACGTGGATCGCACAAGAACTCAAGATTCGCGAAAAGAATTTTGCACTGACTATTGTGTCGCGACGTGGCATGGTAAAAGAAGATGGTGCAAGAGGCATGGCATATATAATTCAAGACAAGAACTATATTGTCACATTCGACAGTGGATTGAATTTTGACACGATGATTAGAACCCTGTGCCACGAAATGGTTCATGTCAAGCAGTTTGTGCGTGGACAGTACAGGACCGAACTAAAACGTGGGCGCCTGTATCACTTCTGGAATGGAACAAAATACTACAATCCAAAGTATCACGAAGCGCCTTGGGAAATTGATGCCGCCTCCAAAGAGAGTTTGTTGGCATTGAAGTTGAATGGATTAATGTGTTTGAGTCGATAGATAAAAGGAGTCGGTAATGGCAACAGTAGCAGGTATCAAAATTAAAACAAAAGCGCCACGTGAAAAACGTGTGGCATTTGCAGATGAGAAATACACTGGCAGTGAGCCAGAATGGGACACCGAAGCGGCCTTGGCATATGATGATGCCACCTTTGACAACCGCTTGCGCCGTAGTTTTTACTACTACAATTATCATTACAGTCAAAAAGATTGCAAGAAGTATGTGGTTGAGTGGATGCAAAAACAGCCCACCATGTTCACCAAGCGGGACATTGGTGCTTTTATTCGCAGTCCAGATCGTAGCATGAGCATGACCGCTTGCAGTTTGGTAATGGCCGCCCGCCAAGGCATGCCACTCAAGGCAAGACACACCGACTTCTTAAAAGAAGCCATTGCAATCTCTATCAAAACTGCCGAGCCCGAAGTTGAGGCCGTGGCCGAAGATAAACCCAAGGCCTATGTGCCCACAATCCAAGACCGATTGAACGAAAAAACCAGCGAGATCATTGGCGAGCTTGAAGGCATATTTGATGATGTTGCCACTGGAGTTAAAAATCCCACAAAATTGTATGACTTTTTGGTAAGCCACAATGTGGTACAAAGCCAGTTGGGCAAATACGAAACACTATACAGCAAACGCCGAGACGAACTGGAACTGGCACAAAGTCGAACAGATGCACAAGTAACAGAAGGTTACCGGCATCTCAAGGCCGCAGACTTTAAACGCATTACAGGCTGGATTGACGACTTGCTGTCGGCGGTGGAACAGTATCGTGGCGTCAAGAAAGCCACAAAGAAGGCTCGTGTCAAGAAGGCACCCAGCAAAGAAAAATTGGTCGCTAAACTCAAGTATGCCAAAGATGACAAAGCACTCAAAGTGGTGTCGATCAATCCTGCAGAAATTGTGGGTTCCAGCGAGTTGTGGGTGTACAACAACAAGACTCGCAAGTTGGGTCGGTATGTGGCCACAAGTTACCAAACGCTGGCCATCAAAGGCACCAGTATTGTTAACTTTGACACCGACAAGAGCGTGGCAAAAACACTTCGCAAGCCCGAAGAACAGCTCAAAGACTTTGCCAAAGCCGGCAAAGTGGCCCTGCGTACCTTCCTTAAGGACATCAAGGCTGTGGAAATCAAACTAAATGGGCGTATCAGCACCGACGTATTGTTGCTCCGTGTAGCATAATACAGGAATCCCGTTGCGGTAATAAATACTGTAAACGGGATTCTTCATGAGCGTAGTTATTAAACCAGGATTAACAGGGCAGGGCAGTTTACAAACACAGAGTTTGGCTGGCCCGGGTCCTATTGCATACGATTCGACCCTATACGATTCAGCCGAAGCAAAACGTGCTGAAATAATCGATTACATTCGTATGCGCCTAGGCGACGGATTGGTAGACGTTGAACTAGAAAAAGAACACTACGAAATGGCCATCAAGCAGAGCTTGATCAAGTACCGTCAGCGTAGTGCCAATGCAGTAGAAGAATCATATGCGTTTCTTGACCTACTGCCAGAAACACAAGAATACATTTTACCGCGAGAAATCCAAAGTGTGCGTCAAGTGTTTAGACGCGGTATCGGATCAGTAACAGGTACCACAGCCAGCCAATTTGAACCATTTGCAAGCGGCTACTTGAACACCTACATGTTGGTGGCAGGACGTGTAGGCGGCTTGACCAACTACGAGCTATTTGCCAGCTATCAAAAGCAGGCCATGACCATGTTTGGTGGTCACATCATGTACACATTTAATCCAGTTACTAAAAAGTTGGTGCTGACACGCAAGATTCCTGACGGTGGACACAGTTATGCTCGAGTACAGACCTTGACATCCACTGGCACAGCCGTCGGTAGCACCATTACTGTAACAGTGAGCCAGCCCTACTTTGTGCATCCGGGTGATACCTTAATCATCAACAACTGCCCTTACGCCGAATTCAACGGCATGTACACCATACAGGCAGTAAGTGGCAACAACTTGACCATCAGCATCACAAGTTACAACGAATTACGAGTCACCAGCATTAGCGGTTGGGACTTGAGCAAGACTCAAGTGTACAGCACAGCAGTTGATTCCATAGCAGAGAGCTGTTTGCTATGGGTATACAATGTCAAGCCGGATCAAATGCTGTTTAACGATCCGTATGCTCTACCTTGGTTACAAGAGTATGCCTACAGTTTTGCCAAATTTACATTAGGCGAAGCTCGTAGCAAGTTTAATCAGATTGCAGGACCACAAGGCGGCGCAAGTTTGAATGGTGATGCCTTAAAGAGCGAAGCCAAAGAAGAAATGGACAAGTTGGAACAACAACTAAAAGACAATGTTGAAGGAAACTTGCCAATGACATGGGTGATAGGATAATGAAAATAAACGAAGTAATTACAGAAGCGTGGAGCCAGAAATACAAGAACAGTATCAACTGCTCACATCCAAAAGGCTTTAGTCAACGAGCACATTGTGCCGGCAAGAAGAAGCACAACGAGAGCATGGAAATGGAAATGGTGTGTGAAGACTGCGGCATGTGTCAAACACACGGCAACATCAATGAAATCCGTAAAGGTGCTAAAGATGCCAACGGATATACTCGTTGCTGGCCCGGCAAACATGCAGAAGGTACCAAGAAAGGCAAAAATGGCGGACAAGTTCGTAACTGCAAACCCAACGAAAGTGTGGAAGAACAGTTTGATCAGATTGAAGCCATGGTAGAAGCCTGGGCCCAACACCACGGAGTAGATGCAGAACAGATTTGGGAAGAGTTTGAGTCTGTGGATGACCATGAACTGTTGGATGAAAGTGCGGCCTGGCATCGCAAAGCTGGCAAAAACAAAAACGGTGGCTTGAACAAAAAGGGTGTAGCCAGTTATCGAAGAGAGCATCCAGGTTCAAAACTACAAACAGCAGTTACAACCAAGCCTAGCAAACTCAAAAAGGGTTCTAAGGCCGCAAAACGTCGCAAGAGTTTCTGTGCTCGTATGTCGGGAGTAAAGGGCCCAATGAAGAAACCCAATGGCAAACCCACTCGCAAAGCCTTAGCACTCCGTAAATGGAATTGCTAAAGTTGACCTTGTTGTACAAATAAGTTAAAATGCTCTGTAACAGGAGCATTTTTTATGATCATTGGTATTTGCGGATTTATTGGATCGGGCAAAGATACTGCGGCCGACTATTTGGTTAACTTCCACGAGTTCCGTCGCGAGAGCTTTGCAGCCACACTCAAAGATGCGGCTTCGGCAGTGTTTGGTTGGGACCGAGAAATGCTGGAAGGGCGTACCAAACAAAGCCGTGAGTGGCGTGAACAACTGGACTTGTGGTGGAGTGAACGCTTGGGCATCCGTGAACTTACTCCTAGATGGGTGTTACAACACTGGGGCACCGAAGTATTGCGCCGACACTTTCACGATGACATTTGGATTGCCAGTCTAGAAAACAAATTGAGAACAGCCCGGGACAATGTGGTGATCAGCGATTGTCGCTTCCCCAACGAAATCCGGGGACTAAAAGATCAAGGTGCCAAGATAGTATGGATCCAACGTGGTACGACACCGCACTGGTATAGCATTGCTGAAATGGCCAATCGTGGTGATAACAAAGCACGTGAGTGGCTAGGACTTAACGGAGTTCACGCCAGTGAATACTCGTGGGCTGGCACCGACTTTGATGTCATAATTGACAACAATCACAGCATTGAGCACTTGTATACACAACTTAAAACGTTAGTACAGGTTTAGCAGGTCGCCAGCTGATTCGACCACGATCTATTTCTATAGAACAATTTCTGCAAACTGTTTTTAAATTATTTTGATCACAGTTGCCTAAATTACCATCAACGTGGTAAACTGTACTCTGCTCGGGAAACTTAAATTTAAAGCCACAGCGTTCACATTGTGGCTTTTTTCGATACCCACGCTTGAACCATAGCGGAGGAATTGGTTTTAACTTTTTACCTTTTCGGATACACGAGTCGCAGGATGCACGATAGTGTGTGACATCTTCTTTGATGTAGTTAACGGCTACTGGTTTTTCATTACAAACTGGGCATAATGGGCGTTCAGACATACTGTATTTAGCAACTAAACCTTTGCAAAGGGCAGTCAATATACATAAAATTGTCACTTATGAATAAATATCAATAACACATAACTTATTATGTAAAGGAAAAAAACATGGCAATTTTAGTTTCTCCAGGTTCGAGTATCACAGTAACCGACATGAGCGCATATGTATCGTCGGCAGTTGGTACAGTACCATTAGTAGTACTGGCTACAGCACAAGATAAAACAGCACCTGACGGCACTTTAGCAAGCGGCACAACTAAAGCTAATGCAGGGCTACTGCAAGCATTTACAAGTCAACGTGATATTTCATCGGCCCTTGGTTATGCTATATTCCAATTAAGTTCAAGCGGCACACCATTAAATGGTAACGAATTAAACGAATACGGATTACTAGCGGCATACAGCGCACTCGGTGCGGCCAACAGTGTTTATGCTATTCGTGCTGACATTGACTTAGACCAACTTAAATCTACAACAGTTCGTCCAGACAGCCCACCGGCCAATGGCACATACTGGTTAGATCTATCAAACTCTACATGGGGCGTCAATGAGTGGAATGCCGCAACCGGCTCGTTCACTGCCAAGACTCCAATTGTTATCACAGACTCAACACAAACAACCGGTGGTGTACCAAATGCCAGCATTGGCACAATTGGTTCTTATGCGGTCAATGTTACAGCAACACACAATCCAGTATTCTACAAAAATTCTAGCAATGCTTGGGTACGTGTTGGTAGCACAGATTGGCAAAATGGTTGGGCCACAGTAACCGGATCAAATGTAATCACAAATGCTACGGCATTTGCGCTTAGTTCTACTTTTGTTATTAACGGAACCACTGTCAGCATGGGCTCGGCACGTAGTCTAGCCGGATTGGTAAGTGCAGTTAATGCCGCTGCCGTAACTGGTGTTACAGCTGCCGCAGTTAACGGACAGTTGGTATTTTATGTAAATGCCAACAGCAAGAGCAACGGCTCTACTGCTGATGGCAAAATCACATTGGCTGATGGAGCAAACACACCATTGAGCATTGCTGGCGTTACAGCAGGTTCATACTACAGCCCACAGATCACCTTTGCATCATACGTTGGTGTTCCTAGCTGGTTATCTAGCGACACAGTGGCCGCACCAAGTGGTAGCGTGTACATTAAAACCAGTGTACAAGGTAATGGATTAAACCTAGCAGTTAAGAAATACAATGCAAACTCATCAAGCTGGTCCACACTGGCTGTCCCTGCATACAGTAGTTCAACCAACGCAATTTATGGATTGGATCCTGCAGGCGGCGGCAATGGCATCGCAGCCGGTAGTGTATATACTCGTTATGTTACAGGATCAAATGCCAACTATGCCGGCAACCGCTTGTTCTTCCGTGCGGATGCGACCGGTACCAACGTAACAGGTACAGTTAATTCGTTTAACGGATCGTCTTTCACAAACGGACAAACATTTACATTACAGGCTACCGGTTTGGGTACTAGTGTAGTGGCATCTGCTACTTGTTCTATTCCTGCAAATGGTAACGCTACACAATTTGTAGCGGCCATCTTGGCAGCCAACTTGCCGTATATCACTGCAACAGTGACTAGTTCGGGATATATCACAATTAGTCATCAGCTAGGTGGAGACATCTACTTGACTAATACAACGGTGGGCAGTAACCCATTGACTACAGCTGGTTTTACAACTAGTACACCTGGCGCATACAGTGATACTACTTTATCAGCTGATTTGGTATTAAGTAACTGGACTCCAAGCGGATCAGGAACAGGCCAACAACCATACACATACAGCTTCTATGCTCCTTATCAGGCTCCGGAAGATGGTACACTATGGTATTATGGCGACCCAGCAACAGTTGATATCATGGTCAACAACAACGGCTGGAAAAATTATAGAAATGTAACTAGCGACGCACGTGGTTATAATCTACAAAATACTGACGGTGCTGGCGTTATTGTTAGTGCAACCAAGCCAACTACACAACAAGATGGTCGTACAGCATTGGCCGCAGGTGACTTATGGTTGGATTCTAGTGATCTAGTTAATTACCCAGCATTGTATCGTTACAACGGTACTAAGTTTGTTGCAATTGACAACAGCGACCAAACAAGTCAAAACGGTATTATCTTTGCTGATGCACGTTGGGACCTAACAGGTACAACTGATGTTATTACAGGCGGCTTGCCAGATACATCAACAATGTTAACTGGTACTAATTATTTAGATTTAGATGCTCCTGACTATCGTTTG